CTGAGACCCCTAGCCAGCATCACATTGATAAGCATAGGGAACAATAAAACGTCCTCTTTTGCTTTCTTTATGATGTCTGGTGGTATGGGAGAAATCTCTTCTCCATCTATGAATAGCCTTTTGGCGATTTCACCAGATGAGTTGAGATCATCCCTATGAGAGATTGTGCTCTTTTCTTTCGAGATTGGAACCCCGATTGAATTGAGTAACCTCTCATATTGCAAGGCTACGCTTTCATTGAAGATGGCTATGTCGTCTCCGAGAATCACGTAATCTTCAAAATGGCGGAAGCCAAGTTGATAGGCTGCGAATTCCACGAACGCATGGTGCGTTAGAGTGAAGGCCGGCCATGAGGTGAAAAGCCCCATTGGCTGTCCGACACTGTACCTAACATCTCCTTTTGAGAGACGGAAGGCTCTGTCCGAAACGAGATTCTTCCAAGCCAGTGCTGCTTCTTTACCGATTATCCTCGAAAGTAGTTCCTCCTGTAGTAATACAGGAAATCTATCAGTAGCGGACGAAAGGTCAAAGCAGTAGACGTCACGTTTTAACTTTGTAGATTCGCGGGTGATTACCGCAACTCTATTTTGGTCATACGTACCGTCAGTGCGAAATTTTCTTAAGGTTTGCAATAAGTGCCTGTGAAGGCTACCCAAAGCTTCCCTAGTGAAGAAATCGCCTATGGCAACCACTCTTGTCTTGCCTCCACCCTCCCTGAGGAAACTCAGTTTAGAGTGTGTTGGTGTAGATTTGAGAGGTGTATCTAGGACAGTTTGATATAAGTCATCGACGTACTTCGTCAGGTTTTCCTGTTTCATCAACAGGTTATAACTTTCAAAGTGCTCGTAGAGCTTAGTATCATTCTTAAGGGATATACAATCTATATGAGCTGCTAGGAGAGATGGGCCATTTGGTCCACTCTTAGTAGAACCCAGTATGTTTCGTGTCTCCCACCCTAGATTTGGACTAGCAATCTTCTTAGACCATTTGTCTAAGAAAGATAGCCACGTAGGATGCCA